GTTTGTTATACAATTCACCACTTTTAAATTGTTTTAGCACCCCCCCTTTTTGAAGATTTTGAAGATTTTGTTGTAACAATAAAGTTTTATATTTAAACTTAGATATAAAATTTGTATATAACTTTGTATTATAAATTATTAAGTCATTTAATAAAATTATAAAACCCCGACAAGATACAGTCAATTAATTTGATTATTTTAAAATTTTATATACGTAATTCAGTGACTGGAATAACAAATCGAGAGGTTTGCCTAACGCGAGGACCCACAAGTTCGATCAAGTTTTACAAATGTATATGCTATTCTAAGATGATTTTAATTAATTAGAAACAACAAGGAAAAACAAATTTAAAATATCCCAAAAAATATTATAATTAAGAATAAGTTTAATTATATTTAGTTTATTATTTTACTATTTAAAATAATCGACCTGCAATGGTGGTAAAATCTAGAGACTGGCATGTGGGAGTTATTAATTTAGCGTATCAAGACAGACCACCACAACCCCCCCTTTTACACTGATTATGGCTACAAATACAAATTTACACGATGATACGCTTACTGTTATGCAATCAATTATTACTGAATTTGAAAATGAAATGGCTATATCGGTGCCCTCTCCAAACTCAACTTATGAGTCTGGTACTTTGGAAGAAAATAAAAATGAATGGGATGATGAATTACCTACACCTGTGTGCGATATGCGTCACGGTTGGGGAGAACATCCTCGCAATGGCTCTGGAGATACTTATATATCACCAGTAGTCAAAATAGCATTTAAAATAGTTGAAAAAGAAAAGGATTTTAGTTTTAGAACTATAATTACTGACTTTATAAATCGTTTTAAATCTGTTCCAATTAAAATTAAACAGAAAAAGATCAAATTGACAATTAGATCCAGAAGATATAAGAATAGAGACGACCTCGCCGCGCACGCTACTTACAGCGACGAAGTCGTAGATAACCCTAAGGATTCTGTTTATACTGTTAAATCTTTGCCTGATAATATTGACTTTATAAGGGAAAAAATTTTTGATAGCTTAGCACCTGTTATTGATGAAATGTTGTTGAGATCAGCTCAAAATGATGTTGCTGAACCACAATCTCTTTTTGGTACAAATGAGTTAGCTGAAGTTTTGAAAGAATTTTCACCAAAACATAATGCTGATTTATATAACTCAATACGAGGAGAGATTAAAAGTACACGTATATCTACTAATAATTTAAGCTCATCAGTAAAGAGTATTACGCGCTTAGCTGAAAAATTTTTGGATAAAAATGAAAGTGAGGACAATTCAACATTAAAAGATATATTGGAAGTATTTACAAAATATGGAAATATAGCCGAAAATATGAACGTTTCTGGTTTTACTCAAATCAAGGAAAATGTTATTGAGGCTTCACAAATTACTGTTGCAGAAATAGTTACTTCTCTTTCAGCTTTAACAGGCTTTGTAGGGAGTTTAGTTTGGTGGAATCAAGAGCGAACATGGTTCCGTTCTGTTTTCGTAATTATAGCTTTGATATTTTTAATGATTAGATGTGGATCTCGTTTGCTGAGTTTGATTTCTGATAACTTAATAAATTATATAGGGATTATTTTCAATAATAAAGATATTGATGACTGTGCTGAGCCACAATCAGATTGTAGTATTATTGATGATATGTCTAAAATGATAATGGTAGCTCTAGGAGCTTTTAATATTAGAACATCAGCATCAAAAATAAAGAGTATGTTTGATATTTCGAGTAAAATGTCTAACTCCTCCAATGGTTTAAGTGAAACTTTAACTTGGGGTTTGAGATTATTCGAGAGATTAATTAATTTTATTAGAGAAGAAATGTTTGATTTAAAGTCTTTAAGGTTTATTGAATCCAATAATGAAAAATTTAATAAATTAGTGAAAGAGCTTGATATTTTATATGAAAAGGAAAGGAAACAGGAATTCGTTCGCAATATAGATAATTATGAGACTTTGTGTTATTATATAACAGCGATAAAACAATTAATGTTATCTATACCTAGAGATAAAAATTCAGCTGCCTACCAAAATTTGTTAAACGTAGAATTACGTAAGATTACCAAGATTCAAGTGCTTTTTGAAGCTGCAAATATAAATAATCAAGGGAAAAGAGTTGAACCTGTAGGAGTTCTTTTAAGAGGACCCGCAGGTTCAGGGAAATCGAACTTGATGGAAGCTATAACCGATACTTTCTTACGGGAAACTCTAAGTGATATTGATTTTGCTGATTTTAGAAGCAACAGGAATGCTTTCATAGCGAACAGGCAAGCTGAAAATGTTTATTGGGATGGTTATAATAGCAAGAAAAAAGTTACTCTTTTTGATGACTTTGGGCAGGCTAAAGATGTTGCAGGATCTCCTGATAATGAATTTATGAATATGATAAGAGCTATAAATACTTTTGAATACCAATTACATATGGCTCAGATGGAGGGAAAAGGAAATACTTTCTATCGCTCCGATCTGGTTTTGGCTTCTACTAATCTATTGGTGATACAACCTAATAGTATTAATCATGTGCCAGCTTTAATGAGAAGGTTTCCAGTTTCTATTATTGTCGTACCGAAACGAGAGTTTTGCACAGAAGCTAGTAAGGATGGAGGCTTATATTCGAGAGTTTATGATCCAGCTAAATTACCGTTGGATACTATCCTAGAAACTGGAGAAGAGACTACTACTATAGGTCCACACACTCAAGAGTTTATACCGTCCGATCATGAAGGTCGTAAATGTGGGGAACCCATGAATTTTGATCAATTAATGGATTTTATATTAGTTGAACACAAGAAGCGAAAAAAATATTATCAATTGAAGTGCCAAGAATCAGAACATATTTTGGAAAAACGGAAGATAAGAATTAATGAACGTTTGCAAGCAGATTTTGGAGATATCTTAGTAAAGGAACCGCAGAGTGGAGAAGAAAAATTCTACCCTGCTGAATGTTCAGATGATATTATACAAATGCATGATATTATGCGAGGTCGGACTAACAGAAATGCTAGGAAAGCCATGCATAATGCTATCGATGATATTGATATGAGAATTATTGACAAAAATCTTGATAATAATGATTATCAGTATATTATAGATCAGGATGCTTTAGATAAAGATTTAGCCCATTTTGGACCAATAATGTCAGATTTGATTAAAAAATTTTTAGAATTAAGATCAAATTTGCCAATAGATGGTATTGTTATAAGAGATGCTGAACTATATTCTGTATTTAAACACGTTTTCAGGGATGAAGCTTTTTCTTATGACTATTATTCTCTAATTGCTAAATGTATTTCATTGTATAGTAAACCTTTCTTTTATGCTTATATGGATTGTGATTTTACTATATTAGATACGAGTAATACATATTTTAGAGAAAATAGTATGAGTTTAAAACCTTATGTAGAAGATTTTATTCCTCGAAAATGTGAAAACAGCATATTCTTTAAATTAATTGATAAATGGTATAAAAGTTCTCCATATCAAATATGGTCTTCCTTTGGTCCTCTTATCAAAGGAGTTACTCTATTTTATGGTATATGTATAGGAATTACAGCTATTAATTCTGTATGTGTTTATGCTTATATGGGAATTAGCAAGATTTTTGGAAAGGAAATATCAAAAGTTGAAGCTGAGGCTCAAGTGGGATATAATAGTGGACCTTTAGCTAAACGGAAAATACATATACCCAAAGCTAAAGTAATGAGAGAACGTTTAGGACATCCTCAGGCTTCAAGTGACTTGGACTCAAGTGGTGTAGATTATATTACAAGTCTCAAAAATAGAAATATGTTTATTATAGAAGTAGAAAATTCACCAGAGAGTGGCGAATATCAAACTCTTGGTAATATATTTATTGTTAGAGGAAGAATTGCTTTAATGCCTCTACATTTCTTTAAAATTTTAATAAATAAATTAGATAAAGATGCGGGTTATGTAAAGTCTACGATTCGCATTAAATCAGTAAAAGCTAAGAGTGAATTTTACAAACTACTTCCTCTTTCCAGTTTATTTAAAAATTACAGCAGTCCTGATACTTCTTTGGGTATGGCTGATGCGATTTTGGTAGAATTGCCTGAAGTTTTTCAAGTGTGTACTGATCATTTAGATTCTTTTATGACTGATGATGATATAGCTAATCTGGATGATGATGTTAATTTTCTATTACCATTGGCTAAAGAAACAATGTCTGGAATAGCACACAAATATAAGAGTAGTGTTGCTATTGCTAGTGATGCTACTGGTTATTACGAAATTGAAAACTCCTTTGCTTATCCTTCGATAACTTCAAAGGGTGATTGTGGAGCTGTGTTTTGTATTTTAAATTCTAAAGTACCAAAACGCAAAATAGCTGGAATTCATGTTGCCGGTATGGCTAATGCAAATTTAGCTTTCTCAAATGTTATAAGCAGGGAAATGCTTGACGCAGCTTTAGAAAGTATGGATTTTGGGATTGAGCCCCCCATTATAGAACAAGAACTTGAAAGTACAGCTCTACCGCAATGTGGAATGGAAACTATACCAGGTTTTGAACATTTAAATTATTTGGGAACTATTGAGAACCCTCCAAGCAAAGTATTGACGAGCTCTATACGAAAATCTGCGTTGCACAACACAATGTGGCCTTCAATAATGAAGCCAGCTTTGCTTCGTGATATTAATGGACAAACTCCAATGAAAAATGCGGTTAAAAAATATTGTGTTTCTCATTTCATTTTGAATAAGCCTGCTGCTGAGTTTGCTATGAACAAATTAAGGAAAATTTTCATTTTATCAACGTCACAAGCTAAGAGAGAGATATTTAGCGTTGAAACTGTGTTAGAAGGACGAGAGGGTTTAGATGCTTTTAATAGAATACCCTCTGCTACGAGTCCAGGATACCCTATGAATAATGGCGTTACCCCGAATTTAAAGAGAATGTATTATTTTGAAGAAGGGAGAAAGAAAGAAGCTTATATGAAAATATGTATAGGAATTCAATCCTTAATAGCAATGCTGAAACAAGGGATTAGACCTGAATTTTATTTTACCGATAACCTAAAGGACGAACGAAGAGAAATTGAAAAAGTCTTGATGGGAAAAACTCGTTTATTTCAAGGTTGTCCATTTTTCTACTTAATACTAGTCAAAATGTTTTTTGGTGCTTTTACACGTCAATGTTTAAGAGATCGAATTAAAAATTTTATGACTGTAGGTGTTAACCCCTATAGTACAGAATGGGAAATTATTTATAAACTTTTCTTAACGTACTCTCCTGAGGGTTGGGTAGGAGCTGGTGATTTTGGTGGATTTGATGGTTCTGAAGAAGCTGTGATACATAATCTAATATTACAACTTATTAATGAATGGTATAATGATGAATATAACTATCTTAGAAAGATACTATGGTTAGAACTAACAAATTCTAAGCACATAAATGAAGATAAAGTTTTTGAATGGTCAGGTTCATTACCAAGTGGTCATCCTTTGACTATTTTTGTAAATTCAATATATCATATTTTTGCTTTCTATTACGTGTTTTATAAATTAATCATAGTGACAGCTCTAAAGATGGATGCGGAAGCTCTAGTTATGCAAGTTTGTGGTGATGATGGTATCTTTGCTGTGAAAGCTCCATACCGTGAATATTTTAATGAAATGACAGTAGCTCCAGAGCTAGCTAAAATTGGATTAAAGTATACTACTGAAATGAAGGAAACAGCATCAGTAAAATGGCGTAAAATAAGTGAAATCGAATTTTTAAAACGTAGTTTCAAAGTACTGCCTGAAGTACCGTATCATGTCGCTCCTCATAGGTTAGAGCATATGAGAGAAATATGCTATTGGACCAGAAAAGGAACTTTGCGTGATCAAATTACTCGTGATAATGTAGAAAACGTTATTAGAGAGATGAGTTTACATGGAAGGGAAACTTTTGATGATTATGTTCCCAGAATACGTAAGAAGTATTCTATTTTATACCCACATTTACCCTTACGAAAATATGCTTTTAGTACTTATGAAGAAGTTCTTCATGAAGTATTAGATTATGAAGCATATTTCCAATAATTTATTAATAAGACCGTAATGTCTCTAAACTAAAATCTCAACATTAAGAGATTTTAAAATTAAATAATGTTATCATAATATAGTAGTTATGATGTAAAATTAACAGAATGTGATCTTAAAGAGGAATAAAATCTATACCAAATGGTTTCTCTTTACTGCTATTCGATTTCTCAGGCTAACTATTTAGTTTATATCCAAAGAAGCCTGGGTAGCGTTCCTACCAAATTCTCAAGGAAGTATAGTACGATTGTATCAATTAGGTGTGAGATACAATTTAAATTACATAACCTGGATCAAATAATAATAATAATAGTGGAGTCGTCCCCACTGATATGGCGACAAACAATACCCCCAGTATTCATACTGATGGGGAATTAGTGAGCGAAAAAGTTCAAACAACGAATATAACAGTAGATGCTGATATTGTAGAAAGTTCTATCAATTTTCCGCATAGTATCACTTCTTTATATTCTAAATCATCTGAGATAAACTCAGAAGACAATATCAAAACCTTTCTCGGGAGGCCAAATGGTATAATTGCTGGATCATTTTCATCAAGTGATTCGGTCTCAACTTTTACTGGTATCAATTTGCCTACGGCAATGTTTATTGCAGCACCAATATTTCCAAAATTATATGGATTTTATGGAATGAGAGCAACCATTGTCTTGCGATTGCAAGTAAATGCTAATAAATTTCAGCAAGGAAGATATATGCTTACTTGGACTCCAACTGGTGGGATTAATCCTGTTAGTGCTAAAGGTGCGGATTGGGTTACAGCTCACACCAATACTTTGGTTCAAAGAAGTCAGTTACATCATGTTGAAATTGATTTAGCATGTGATACTCAAGCTATTTTGCGAATACCTTTTGTTTCAGCATTCAATTGTTGGCACACTAGGGACTATTTGACTGCTGACTTAAACACTGGAGTTGCAAGGATATTTCCTTATTCCCCATTGGTTTCAGTAGCAGGATCAACTGTAGCTAGTTATCATTTATATGCTCATTTTGAAGATATTGAATTAATAGGACCAGCTGTTCCTCAATCTGGAATGAGTAATATTGAGCAAGATAAAGCTAAGGTAGGACCAATAACTGGGACACTTATGAAAATTTCAAAATCATTGAATATTTTAGGAACTGTTCCTTTTTTATCGTCCTATGCCAGGCCAACAGCAGCTTTTAGTGATGTGTTGGCAAGAGCCTCTAATATTTTTGGCTGGAGTAAACCTACTAGTTTACCTGCTCAAATTAGAGTTAACCGAACTCCAATTTGTTATGGTGGAAATGTGGATGGATTTTCAATTTCTAATCCTCTTTCTCTATCTATCAAGAATGGAGTGGATGTTTTACCTGGTTTTTCAGGAACTGATGTTGATGAATTAGATTTTGCCAATTTTGCTACAATTCCTTCCTGGTTACAGACAGTGACTTGGAGTACGAGTGATATTATTATAACTCAATTGGCTTCAATAAATGTAACTCCTATCAATTTTCAACAGAGAACCGGATTAGGAGGAAAAGTATTTTATGATATGAGTCCGATGAATTTCGTGGCGTCTCACTTTTCTTATTGGAGAGGCTCCATAACCTACAAATTCAAGTTGGTTAAAACTGAATTTCATTCTGGAAGACTTGCTGTAGCTTTCTTCCCATATTTTAATAATTTACCAGGAACAATGAGTTTAATAACTAGTTATTATGTTAATAGAGAATTTATAGATATTCGTGAACACAATGAATTTTCTATAACTATTCCTTATATTAGCGTTACTCCTTATATGAGTACCGATAATAGTGCAGATAATAGAATTGGCGAATTGAAAGTTTATGTTTTAGATGCCTTAATAGCTCCGGCTACAGTATCTTCAACTGTTTCAATAATTATTGAACAATGTGCAGGACCAGACTTTGAAGTTGCTGGTAAAAGAACTCCCAATTGGATGCCTGTTATGCTAGCTACTCCTCAATCAGGTTTACCTAATGTGTGCAGTATTATAGATAAAAATATAGGCTCATCGCAACCTAGTTTTGATAATTATATGAATAGCTCCGCTGTAATGGGAGAAAGGATTTCTTCTTTTCGATCTTTACTTAAAGTTAATCATATGTTATTTCAGGGTGCGCCAGTTAGTGGAGCTGACTCTTGGATATCTATTTCTCCTTTTACTAGTGGAGTTTATTACAACAGTATTACTCCCGGAGTTACGAGTACTGCAGATTTATATGGCAGTCTGAGTTCTATTTTTCTACTCTCTAGAGGAGGAGTTAGATTTACCATCGTTCCTGGAAGTGAAGGTAAAACCCCTTTTGCTGCTCTGGTTAATGACACAACAGCAGTAACGAGCCAATTTTTGTGTTTAACTACACGAATTGATGGGAGTCAGAATTATGATGATATGTTAGGACAGCCTTTGTCCTGGGGTAATATTACGGCTGAGAAATCTATGGAATTGCAAATTCCACAATATCAGCCTACTCATTCTAGAAGTAATTTAGCTTATTTAGTGAACACAAATGTTCCAACAGTTTCTACTTTTGTTGGAGGGGGACCTCGTCAAAGATTAGTTATTAATTTTCCTCTTGCTACTGGTCTTGCTCCGACGGCTTTGAGAGCCGGTGCAGATGATTTAAATTTTGGCTGTTTTGTGAGTATACCACCC